ATTTATTTTAAAGTTTTAGTATTATAGTTTTTGTGAATTACTTGCAGCATGCAATTATTATATTTATTATTCTTTTATTACATATTTTACAAAATTTTAAAACCGTTATAAAAATATAAAATGTTTAAGGTGAATAGTTGAGAGGAAACAGCTTCTCTGTGTCAGTCTTATAAACGGCTTTGGAGTGTTTAGAGAAATATGGCTAGGCCGTCCACCATTGTTATTATTAGGCTTTAAGTGTTTGCACATTTATATGTGTTTGATCTTTTAGTACATAATTATGGGAGAAGCAGAAATGTTTCGTAGCCTAGTAGCGTTAGACTTAGTGTCCCTTCCTTTAAGTAGGGACAACTTGAAACCACAAAAAAAGTATATAATGGGTTAGGAGACAGTCGTAGACACTCCCGCCTGCCTTATATTGGTTAAGAAAAACGCTAGTTATAGCGACATATAAAATAGCAGGTTTTGTTTACGATTCTGTGTTGTTTTCAGAAGAAAATCAACTGAGTTCGGTCGGTGGACTACCACCAAACCCCTTTTTGAATTTTACAATCATGGCTACAACTACAATTACCCCCACTATGCAATTTGAAACAGAACAATTTCTGTATCCAAGACAACTTGGAAAAGACAGTACTTTGGTTAGTAACTTAGGAAATATGCCTAGAGTTGCCAAAGTAAGTGATTATTTTAGTGTTAGTTATAAAAGAGAACATGTTGAGAAAAGAATTGAAGCGATTCAAGCTGAGAGAGAAGAAGAAAGACAAAGATGTATTGACTTGATGAATTTTGAGATGAAGAGTTTTATGTCTCTGAATGATCAGTCAGGTCTTTTTGGTAAAGGAAAGAAGAGAGAGAATACAGACTATCCAGGTTTGTTTTCAGGAATTAATAAGTTTTTACATGAAGGAATTACAGTTAAACACGAAATTGATAATGAAAGTGTTGATAAGAGTGCCAAAACAGTTAAGAGAAATGTTGAAGAAGTAGTAGAAACGTCTAAAGAAGCGTTTTATAAGAAATTTGTCCCAGATATGAGTACCATTAAAGAATGGAGTACTCCCATGTCAGTAATAGCATTTTTGTTGGCAGCAATTCAATGGTATCGCAATGGAAAATTCAAAAAAGAGTTTTTCATGGCAGCTATTGCATTGTTGTTACCAGAAGCATATGTAGCAATTAAGCCATACATTATTAAAGTATGGCAGTGTTTAGTCAAAAGTATTGATAAGAAAAAAGAAAGTAAAGAAAATGAAGTTAGTGGAGAAGAGAATATTGAAAATCAAGATAATAAGAAAGAAAGTGAAGAGAATTTATTTAAAGATCAAAATGGTTTTAGTATTCCGGAGTTTGTAAGTTTTCAGTTATGCCCCACTACAATCAAAATGTTGACTGGTGCGATAGCCGGAATTATATTAGGTTTCATTATTAAAGATGCTAGAGGATTAGCTCAAACAGTAGATAGATTAGTCAAGTTGAAAGATTTTCCAAATTTAGCAAATGGATTATATGGAATATTTGATTGGTTTATTACAGCAATGGAATCAATTGTTAATTGGTTCCGATCGTTGTTTAAAGCAGATAAATGGTTCTTTTGGACCAGTGAATACGTTGAAGCCGAGAATACAATTAAAGAAGGATATGCAACAATTAGCAAGTGTACCACAAAGGAAAGATTAACCCTTAATGACATAAGATATATTGAGAAAATAAACGGAAAATTGTTAGATTTCGAGATGACTTTGCCAAAGAAAGCGAGTAGAGAATTGATGTTGATAGCAAATTTAAAGAGAGCGATGGTTCCACTAATGCAAAGAGTTAGGAGGACCAATGTACAAGGAAGTGCCGGAAGAATATCACCAGTATCAATATTACTGTGTGGTGAAAGTGCTATAGGAAAGAGTAATGCTCAAATAGCATTTGCTAAAGCGGTATGTGCTATGCTATTGCCCAAGGAAAGATTAGAGTTATTTTTAAATGATCCGTCAGAAGAAATTTATGCGAGAAATGTTCAATCCCAATATTGGGAAGGTTATAAGTCCCAATTTATGATATGGTATGATGATTTAGGTTTTATGAAGTCAGTCGCTGGCCAACCGTCAGCAGAATCAGAAATGATTCCAGTAAAGAATGAAATCCCACATATGCCTGACATGGCATTTGGAGATAAAGGAAAAATATTTTTAAATTCAGATGTTATATTAGCTACCAGTAATTTTACAAAATTTGTCCCAGAGAATTTGGCTTATCCACAAGCCTTTATTAATCGATGGGATATTACATATGTAGTCACAGTTAATGCAAAAAGTCCTTATTGTGAGAATCCAGATGAAGCAGATCCTAGAAGAAGAAGATTGAAGAAAGACATACCAGGAGTAATTGAATGGTATGATCATTTAGAGTTTATCGAATTTAATATAAGAGAATTTCACATGGCCCAAGAAGGAATCAGATTTAAGAGAAATGTAGATGATGTTGATATTAAGAACTATTTAGGGAAAAAGTATTCGTTTACTGAGACAGTGAATAATTTTGTTGAAGTATATGAGGCGAAGAGAAGTAAGTCAGTGAAGTTATTACAGCATCAAACAGATATTATTAATCACTTTATTAAAGTAAGAGCAAAAACAGGAGAGCCCAAAGAAGAGTTTGTTGAGAAATCAGATACTACTAGTATTCCAGGAGGTCTTAAGGATGATGAAATTACGTCGTATGCCACTGGAAGCAGTAAGTTTAGAGATCAAGACGGAGTTACAGAAGATCCGTTTATTGAAGAAATGAGAGAAATAGAAGAGAAAATTAACAGATTATGTGCCGATAACAAAGAGAAAAAGCATTTATATGAATGTGCAACGAAATTTCAACAAGGTTTGAAGTTATCTAATAGTGCATTTGTTGATGGAGAAAGTTTTTACAGAGTTAAAGTATCCAAGCGCAGAGATCATGAACAAAAGTTTGCGCAATATCAAAAAGAAAGAAATATTATGAAAATGAGAACATATGAAAATTCAGAAGAAATTACAGGAGCTTATTGTCTTAAGACTATTGATTATATAGTCGGCGATGATATGAGTTTTGAAGAGAAGTTATGCCCACTAATGTCATGCGACCCAGAATTAGTAGTAACCCCATTGGGTACTATTAAGGATGTGAATGTGTCATTAGAAGCTAAGTATTTGTCTAATTATTATTTAGCATTGAAAGCGAGTAGAGAAACAACAATTAAAATATTAAAGAATTTACAATCAGATGTTCTTGATGAATATCCCTCATTACAAAATCCCAGATTTGTCAAGAAGTTAGACATAGGATCCACTGATGAAGAACAGTGGAGAAGAATATCAGAATTAGGAACCGTAATGGGTTCCATAGTAAGAATGTGTCAATTAAGACAGTCAGAAAAAATGTTTAGAGCAAAGAAAGTATTCAAGAGTAGGTTATACGCTATTTTTGGAGTTAGTAAGAAAGCAGTTAAAGAATTTATATGCCCAACAAGTATGGTTGAAACATTATTAGATGTAGCAAAAAATGCAGCTTATGTGTTAGCAGTTTGTATGGCAATGGGATACTTCGTTAAAGGAGTGTCTAAGTATACAAATTTGTTGCCCATACTTGGAGAAGAAGATAAAAGTAGAAAAGATAAATTAACCGATCAAAGTAATAGTAATATTAGTGCAAGAGAAATGAAGCAGAGTAGAAAGCCACTTAAGAAAATGAATAATCAAGCAGCATATAGTGAAAATATAGTCGATTCGAATGTCGATGTTATAATCAAGAAAGTATTAAGAAGAAATGTATATGTTATGTATGTTGGTAATGTATTAGTTGGATCAGTTATATTTATATCTGGTCATATCGCCATCATGCCTAAACATTTTAGAGAAGTGATAAGAAAGTCCCAAGAAAAAGGACTTTTAGGTCCTGACAAACCTTTAAGACTAGAAAGATATGAAGCTAAAGTTGTTGATGGAAAGCCTATAGGAGGTTTTTCATTCCATCCCAAAGAAAATAATTTTATTTTGCCCAAAGGAGATTTAAAAGACCAAGACGTTGTATTCTTTGATGCCACGGGTACTGGCCATCAGCCATCTACCCCAATCATTGAGTATTTTATAAGTGACGAAGATATTAACGAAGAAGTATATTCTCAACACGCAACATTGTATCGTGTTAGAGGAGTAAATAAATTGTCAGAAAGAGATATTGACGCCAGAATTAAACCCGACATCAGATGTGTCGGAGGAGTTAGAAATAAATGGAGTTGGTTATATGTAGGTATGACCCAAGAAGGAGACTGCGGTTCAATTATCGCTCTGCATGATCACAGAGTTGCCAAGAGAAAGATAGCTGGTTTCCACACACAAGGGTGCGGCCGCAATGGATGCGGACCAGTTATCATACAAGAGCAGATTACTGAAGAACTGGAAGCTATGAATCATAATTATGATACGGAATTAACATTAGACCAAATTGATATGAAAGATGAAGGAGGAGATTTACAATATCCTTCATTATGGAAAGAAAAAGAATTCGTAGCAGTCCCTAGACACAATCCTATGTGTAAGTCACCAGTTCATGGAATGATTACAGAACCCACTAAAATACCGTCCAATGCCCACAAATATACCGATGAATCAGGCAGTGTTATTGATCCATGTGTTAAAACATTGAACAAAGCTCATTCAGAAAATGTAGCTATTGCTAGTGATGTTGTTAACATTATTGTAGAAGAAAGATATAAGAGAGATAAAAGAAATGCCCCAATTGAAACACGAGGACCAGGAAGAATATTCACTGTTGAAGAAGCATGTGCTGGGGTTGAAGGAGATCCTCTCTTGAAACCTATACCACGTAGCACAAGCGCAGGCCATCCAGATAATGTTATTGCCGCAAAACACGGTGGTGGTAAGTATCTATGGTTTGGAAATGGAGATAAGTTCTCCTTTGACAATGAATATTTTAAGAAAATGAAAGCAGAAGTTTTAGATATCATTTATTGGAGCAATAAAGGAAAGAGATACACATTCATATATTATTGTTTTCCAAAATTTGAAAGTTTGAATAAGAAAGAAGTTAAAGAAAATAGGAAGTTAAGGATGATCTATGGTGGTCCGCTCAAGTTGAGTGCCACTTATAGATGTTTGTACATGGAATTTAATAGATATTTGATTGAGAATAGAATCCATAATGGATTCGCAGCAGGAATTAATGAACATGGTCCAGAATGGAATACATTAGGAAAGATATTAGAACCGTTACATTTGATTATAGGAGACCACAAAGGATATGATTTTAGGAATAAAGCAGTCATGTTAGGCTCACATGCATATCATGCAAATTTATATTACCAAGATGAATATGCTAAAGCAAGAGAAATTATTGCGATTGAAGCTTACAATGCGAAGATATTATTTGAAGGAGTTGTTTATGATAAAGAAGACGGCTTAGGTTCAGGTAACCCAGGTACGTTATTTTTTAATGGCGATTCTAATCAGGAAGTGTTAATCTATAGTGCATGTTTAGTAGTTTTTCCCGATATTAGTAAAGTGAAGAGGAAAACAATTAGGAATTTTATAGCAGAGTTATTATTGAATAGTTATATTATTGTACAAGGAGATGATTTCATATTTGGAGTCAATGACAGGTTTAAAGGAATTTTGACATTTAATACGATTAGGAAAGCAGCAAAACAAATAGGTTATGTAATCACGAGTGCAGACAAGACAGAAGATAATGACGCGCCGGATTATACACCTTTATGTGAAGCCACTTTCCTTAAGAGAAGTTTTAAGAAAGTAGATGGAAAATATGTTGCTCCATTGGACATGGAATCGATAGATGACATGATTCAATGGGTCAATAAGAAAAAGTATGATAGTAGAGATTTTGAATCAGTATTGGAAACATATTTAGGAGAATTAGCATTACACGGAGAACAAGTTTGGTTCCCGAAATTTAAGAAGTTAGTCCATGCAGCAAGAAAAGTTAAATTAACATGGACACCGAAATTTTTCAGGTATCAAGATTACTTTGATGCTATTACAGATAGAATGAAGCTATTTACCATGTCTCCGAATGAGATATGGGATTACATAAAATTGAAAGCAGATAAAAATGATGGAATCGATGATAAATATTTAGATGACGAGGTACTCACACATTGGAGACAGTCATCTTTGATAGCTATAAATGATTATGATGAATTTATGATGGAAGATCAAGCCCCAAAATTAACTAAGAATGGAGTAGAAGATGCCAGTGAAATAATGAAAGCACTGAGTGCATCAATAGCATTAACAGATTATCAGATTTTAGCAAGATATAATAAAAGAAGTGAAAGAAAAGAGAAAAGAAAAGAGAAGAGATATGCCAAATCCGCAAGCTCGCCCCAAAAAGGAATAGGAAAAGAGATTGTAGACAGTAGGAATCTGGATCTTTCCTCAGAAGATCCCATACCTGAGAAATGGGTAACGCTCGATGATGCGTTAAAATTATCAAAAATACAATCTTTGTATGAAGATCAAGCAAACAACATGAATAGTACAACAGCGAATACCCACGACGAAACACCCGAGATGAACCATGCATTGGATGCATCCATCTCGGTAGCAACAACAGAAATTATTTCAAGCGAATCAAACAATTATCAATTGACCAATACTAGGTTAGAGAACAAATTAAGAAGAATAGTTAAGAAGCAGAATGATGTGAGAGAATTTTTCTCAAAGAAAAAAGAAATAGGATCGTTTTCGTGGGCAACCACGGATTCGATAGGAACAAAGTTAGTTACTTTTGACGTAGATAGTATCCTAGGTGCCACCGCTATGTGGACCGACAAAAGTAGAGGATACATGAATTTTAAGGGAACGGCAGTATTGACAATTCAAGTTAATGCTACACCGTTCCATGCAGGAATTTTCAGAGTAGTATGGAAGCCCTATGTTGCCAATGATCCCGATTGGTTAGCATTTGACAGATTACATTCAATTAGTTTAGTACAAATATCACAGTTACCAGGTGTATTTCATAGTATCTCTACCGATACAGTTCAGATGAAAGCACCTATTATAGGACCCGTAGACGTTAAAACATTAGGAGCCCAACCATTTACATGGAATTATGGATATTTTGAGGTATACGTATACACGCCCTTAGACACGGGTGCAGCAGATACAATTAATTTGCGAGCATTTTTGTCATTGAGGATGTAAATATTGATACCCCATTTTATAATCAAGCAGGAGGTGCCAAGAACCCAACAGTAGAAGAGAAGAAAGAGAAAGGCATCATTTCGAAAACAGCAGGAAATTTAATACCAGTAGTTCAAGGATTATCAGGAGTACCATTCCTTACCAACATAGTAGGACCTGCAGAATGGATACTCAAAGCAGTTAAAGGAGGAGCAGAAGCTGTAGGCTGGTCAAAACCAACCGTTTCAGATAGTGCATCTAGGATACATAATAATAATATGGCTTATGCTCTTAATACCAATGGTGTGGATTTGTCAACAGTGTTATCTCTTGATGCTTCCAATTCGTGTACCACTATATCCCAAGGAAGTATCAATTCACCTAAAGATGAAATGTCCATAAACTTTATCAAAGAACAGCCAGGTTATTATGCCAACATCAACTGGACTACTTCAAATGTTACAGGAGATGTATTAGCAGTTTATGAACAACGACCCTCATATTACACTCAGACAGGTTCATTCCCAACATCAACAACACCAATTACCACATATTATATGACCCCAGTATGTTTTGTAGCCAATCTATTTAAATACTGGAGAGGAGATTTACATTTTAAAATTTTATTTTCAAAAACAGGTTATCACAGCGGTACATTAGCGATTACTTATGTGCCAGGAGAAAATGCAGCAGGATTAACGTATGCAAACTCGCAGTACAATTTTAGAGAGATAGTAGATATTCAGACGTGCGAGGAATTTTGCTTCACAGTACCTTATGTAGTGCCCGATCCTTACAAGTATTATTTGTCGAAGGCAGGTAGTATTTATTTCCATGTTGTCAATCCATTGAAAGCGCCGGCTTCGGTTGCTTCAGGAATTAATATGTGTATTCTGGTGTCAGGAGCATCAAATATGGATTTTCAAGTACCTTTACAGAAAATACCGCAGGCGGTATTTATGGATCAAGGAGGAGACATTACAAATGAAGGATGTGAATCAGGAAGTTTAATGACAGATGATGATGAGTTAAAGATTAGCTTTTCAGCAATGTGTATTGGAGAAAATATTAGGAGTATCAAGCAGTTATTACAAGCATATACGATAGTTAGGATTAATACATCAAACCCAGTATGGAGTGCACCGATGAGTACGGCTTCATGGCAGACAATTTATATAAGACCACTAGATGTTCACGTTACGAGATATGCTAATACAGCAGGAGTTTATTCATTAGCAGCAAACTTTTCATTTCATTCAGACAAATTTAGTACGTTAGCATCCTGTTACCTTTACCAACGTGGATCTATGAGATATTCATATAGTTCAGAGTCAGCCACAAATGTTACCGCATTCATTTCAGACAAAGTACCATCCAATACAGCACCGTTGTTACTTACAGTTTCTCAAGTTAATTCATCAGGTATTGCACTTGGTGAACAAGCTCAATCTTTTGCGTCTTTCAATAATACTGACAACACAATATTAATCAAAGATCCGTATTATAATAAATATCCATTAACACTGACCACGCCCAATTATGTGCAGACACAAGGGTGGTCTACCAGATATGGTAATGACCACAGTATTGGATTTTCATCAAACACAATTATTGATTTGGAAGGCAAATTAGGTTTTCTTCAGAGAGCTGTAGGAGACGATTTTCAATTTTCGTTTTGGCTAGGAGTACCAACCCTAGTCATATTTTAATTTTATTTATATATTATTATTAACTCTTAGCAGAGTATAAAATGCATAAAACACAAAAACATTATAAAATAAGAAAAACACATAAAAAGAGTTCAATTTATTGTTTCGTATTATTAGTATTTATATTATTATTTGAATTTTATATGTTTAAGACCCAGAAGGTTTTTGGCGAATGTCAACTTCTCGCGCGATGCGAGTGGCAGGAGTCTTTTTTGTCCTTCAAACCCGAATCGGGGATATGCTAGCGCATATCGCGGCCGATACTAAGATTTAGTATGGCAAACAGAAGCCCGATAGGGGGGCTGAGTGTTTCGCCATATTTATCCGGGCGAAACTATTTACTCATAAAAAGCGTCCGTCTTCTGTTGGAC